ACAGCAGCCAGGAATTGTACCACTAAAACAAAACTGTTGTGGTGGACAGTCGTAGTTATGGGGAGGCGCACCTCACCAAATTCCTACGATTGAAATAAGTTTCTGGTAAACGTCCTGATAGCTGTCAGGACGTTTTTTTGTTGTATAGCAAAACCCGCTGGAAGTAGAGAGCCAGCGGGTTTTTCTGTTTTGCTTTGTTTCTCTTGTAGAGCATGCCTGACGTGTGATTAGACATGCTGTTGAGCGAAATAAAGTACATTAACAACGTAGCACGAAATTGAGATTAAGCTGATATCAGAAGCTGAAGTCTTTTAATCATCCGGAGAAATAAATGGATTAGTCTTGACGGAGATGATTGAAAGATGAGCGAGGGAGATTGTAGGCAAATTCTTAATAGATGTTACTTTGGCTTTATATAAGAATAAATGAGCAGCCAGTGGTGGATGTGTGTCTACCACTTATGTAGTGTTAATTTTATACCCAAAAACTAACATTTTTCGTCTTACTTTTACTCGCGTAATTGAAATCGAAATGTCAACGTGTCCACCGCTGGCTGCTTAGAAGAAATTAATAAAAAGGAGAAAAAAATGAAAAAACTTAATATTGAAACTATCAAAACTATCATCATTACGATTTTAATTACAGGTATTATCGCTTTTATCGGCGGTATGCAATATCAGAAAAACCAAACTGAACAAGTGAAAACTGAAGCTGCGACAATCGTTAAAAACGTGAAAGTTGAAGTGTCAAAACAGTAGCAACGGAAAAGCGGCAACCGTTGCTACCACAAACTGCCGCAAAGGTTGAAGCCTCGCCTGCACCTCAAAAACCTGCTGTGGAGGCAGGGCGTGTAGGCGGCTGCGAAAGGTTTCAACCCTTACTTGAGAAATACGATTGGGACGTACGCACTATGTTAGCGATTATGAGAGCTGAAAGCGGATGCGATCCGAATGTGACAGGCGATACAAGCCTGACATTTATACAAAACGGTCGAATATACGGCTATTCAGTTTCTCTATTCCAAGTACGGGTACTGCCAGGACGTGAAGCCTGTGACAGTCACGATCCAGCGACAAACATATCCTGTGCATACAGGGTTTGGAAGTCGCAAGGGTATAAAGCTTGGTCAGTGTATACGAGCGGAAAATATCTCAAATATCTATAAGAAACGGAGGGGTAAAATGGATGATCCATTTACGATATGGTCAGACGATCTTGTGCCTGGAATGTTAGCCAGGACTATCGTAAAAGATGAGCAGCGCGTCATCGAATTTGATTTGATGGGACATGCAAAAGCCATAGTTGGTGTTGGTAGACATAGCAATGGCAAAAAATGGGCTACAATTTACGAACACGAAGCCGAAAATGATTTGCAAGAAATGGTCCTATTACAGTCAATCTTCTATCACTACAAAGTGCATGGCTTTGATTGCGGATATTCGTTTGCTGGTACAACAAAACTAAAAGGTATTCTTTATCGCATCGGGCTTAAAGAAAGAGAGGAATACAAAGGTGTTTATGATCTTGAAAAAAATAAAACTACTGTTTAAGCCAGAAGATTCTTTTTCTGACACCAAAGACGTATTTCAGAGTAAATTGTTTAATCGTCATATTTATTTTGTTCAGTGGTTTGATTACAAAGGTCGTATGCGAAGAATTTATTGTCAAAACCGTCGAGCAGCCCGATTGGTGAAGAAGTCTCATAAACGACATCATGCCGAAATTATAGAAATCGTATTGGATAGGGGCTATATCTTAAGAGAGAGGATTGTGTATTAAAAATGGATAACAATAAAGATTTTGCTGATAAAATACAGTATTTTGCAGCGGGTGTTTTAGTTTGGGTTATTGGCTTATAGATATTGAGAGAAAAGAATGTACATACTGATTTGGATACTATTCATAGCACTAATTCTAATTCTTGTAGCTATTTCAGAACGCGAAATAGCCAAACAAGATGCGGAATGGATGAAAGAGGAGAAGAAATGGAGAAAGAAGTAAAACCTTACTACGAAGATGACTCTCAGTCATTAGACGAGGTAGACACAGTAGACTTGCTGGAGATGAAAGAGGGTGCGTTAAACGACCTGAACGAGAGCGAGCGAACTATTCATCGTATAAATCAGATATTAGCTAGCCGTGCAATTTATGCCACGCAGTTGGAGCTATTTTAAGGAGAGATATGAAACGTTATAAACTTCTAAAAGATTTACCAACATTCAAAGCAGGACAATTAGCATATATCTCTAAAACAGGAAATCTTATTGCTGGTACTCCAGAAAACCAAAAGACCACAGAAACGGGCTTAATAATAATGATTTACCACGAAACTACCCTGAAAAAGTTTCCAAATATTCTCACAGAGTGGTTTGAGGAAATCTAAGAACCGACAGACAGTATTCACTGGGAGCCTAAGCACGGCGCTGAGTATTTTTGGATTGATGAATGTGGAAGCATATTGCCAGGTACCTTTTACAGAGATTCCCTGTATGACCAGCAACGACTTACCTTTGGCAATGTTTATCGCACTGAAAAAGAAGCCGAAAAGGCTAGAGACCGAAGATTAGCTAAAGTCAGACTGCGCCGAACGTCAAACTTTAAGCCAGATTTTAAGAATGGAAAAGGCGGCTGGATGGTCTATTATGACCATGGATGTGAAACGCTCGCCGTGTGTGAACTTGATTACTATGATGATGGAGAAATCGTACGTTACAAAACCAGAGCAGAAGCTGAAAAATCCATCAAAGAAAATGAGCAAGATTGGAAGATTTATTTTGGAATTAAGGAGGACTAATGGCTGGAACTAAAATTGGCGGACTAAAAGCCGCTCAGAAAAACCTAGCAAGCAACCCTAACTTTTATGCAGAAATCGGACGAAAGGGTGGCTCTGCTACATTCGCAAGTCACGGAAGTTACAAGGGATTTGCACAAGATATTGAATGCGATTGCGACTTAATCGAAGGCACTCACTTTGTGAAGAAATGTGCTGGTAAAAGAGGCGGTCGTATAAGCAAACGTAAATAAACGGGTACAAATTGTACCCTGTAGAAACCATTTTGAGGAAGTCCTCAAAATGAGATAGAACATTAACATCGACCGCAGAACTGGACAGATGATATGCACAACCTCTATTCTGGTGCACTATATTCTAGCTAGACGTAGTGTTCGACTGAAAAACCGTGAAACGTTGTGAGTCGGTTCCTATAATCGCAGTGCAACGTGTATCGTCTGTTCAACTGGTAGCACCAACGCACCTTTTTTGTTTACCTGGAAAAAATTGTATGCCTATTTTTCTATTCTACACAACTATCATTTGGTGCTATCAACTGGCGACATCAAGCCTTAAAGTAATTAATCAATGATATACACTCACTTGGTGTCGCCTTGCCCCAGTTCTGCGGTTGAAATTACTAACTACAAATAAGCGAGAATAAAATAACAGGGGTGGAACTACTAAAAGTTATGCCTCGTATAAATAAAGGAGATGTCAATGATTTACGGAGTCAATGTTCGAATAGTAAAAGAGGGTACTGTTTTTGTTGAGGCAAAAACTGAGGATGAAGCCGAAAGGATTGCTACGAGTGATAGCGTTATATCGAAACCAGGTTTTGCTGACATTATAGAGTACTACGCTGATGACATTTATAACGCTGATAGCATTGTTGATAAATCAGAGATTGAAATTATCAAGGCGGAGGACGTGCTATGACAAGCAATGGCTATTACCCTAAAAAACTAATTTATCTCGGCGACAACACTGAAAACCGAAAAGCAATCCTAGTGTCTGTGCCAAATGAGTTTACCGATGCTGTACTTGAAACTATAGAACTTGGTGCAACCGCCTTTGAAGACAAATATCATCAAGTAGCCGCCGCTTGCGGAGCGGAGTTTATAGACGTCAACGACATTAAGATTATTGGTCAAGATAATCGACCAACAATCAACAACCTAAGGAAATCTAATGCGTGATATTAAGTTCAGGATTTGGGACGGAGTTAAGAATGAATGGCTTGCCTCAAGCAATAAGGACGCTCTGCCATATTATGGATTTGCCTTGGTCGGTGAAGTTATGACTGTCCAATCACCACCAATTTGGTCACTTGATGAAGGTAATATTGTCGAGCAATTCACAGGGTTAAAAGACATAAACGGTACAGAGATTTTTGAGGGCGATATCGTTAAATACTATCCCCACCACAGGGGTGTTCCATATAGAGTTTACTGGGCTGATAAGTCTGCCAAATTTCTCATAGGTCGCGATGGCGTGATTGGTCAAAGTTTCTCTGATATTATGCACAACTTGAATACAGGTCGTATTGCATTAGAGATTGTTGGCAATATTCACGAAAATCCTGAGTTGCTGGAGGAGAAATGATGACGAAGGTTAACTTCGATATCGCAGGTCAAGTGCCTAGTAAGAAAAATAATAAACGGATTTTGAAAAATTCACGCACTGGTAATAGATTTATTGCCAACAGCGAAAAATTTAACAATTGGCACGAGGCAGCTATGAAAGAGATATGTCTTTCCTCTAAGGCTCGTAAGTTTAGAAACGTGAAATGGGAGGGTCCCCTAGAAGTAATGATGGTTTTTTATAATAAAGACAGAATCCGTCACGATCTCGATAACATGGCAAGTAGCATACTCGACCTGCTAGTTGATGCTGGTTATTTAGAAGATGATTGCTGTGGAATAGTTAACCGCCTGATAATAAGTTTTGGCGGTGTTGATAGAAAAAATCCTCGCGTGGAAGTGACTATAACAGAGCTGGCGGAATAGCTGATTTATGTTATAATAATAAAAGTTATATTGGAGGGTAGCGGTGATGAATTTGGAAGGCACTGAAAATTATGGCTATGATGAATGGTTAGAGTTTTTTAGAAAAATACCTGCTGCCGAACTGATTGATTCTATAGAAGAACTAAAAGCGAGACTTCCTGGCGATGGATATGCGGCTGCTATGCGCTGGATTGATATCTTTGATAATCCTGGCAAAATGGACAAGCTTTATAAGGGCAGGCTCGACAAAGAGATTGAAACCGATATTATGGATCTTGCAATCGGTGATGATGACGAGAAGTTCTATGAAAGTTTGATCCGTCAAAACGTTGAGCAACTTACTTCGTCAAGTATTTCACAACAAGAAGTGGCGAGGTTGTCCCAGAATATTAATATTTTTAGAAAAGAATTGCAGAATATTCGGTCCCGCCGTCCAAAATCTGGTTCGGTGCTGGAAAAGGTCCTAGCAAAAGCCGCAACACCCTCTAATGCCACGAAAAAAGCGAAAAAACCAGCCAAACCTACACCTAAAAAGGCTAAAACCGCGCCTAAGGCTGTAGGAGCGACGAAAAAGAAAAAGGTGATTAAGGATACCTCTAATGCCGCGAAAAAAGCGAAAAAATAACCAAATACCGCGGATTGATTTGTATAGTCCTGGCAATACTGAAAAAGCTGAGCTTTTATTTGAGCTGCTTGATGAGTATGGTATGACACTGCTTGAATGGCAGCGTTTGGTACTGCGTCGTTGGCTGGCTGAGGATGAGGACGGTAATTTCGTCAATCTTGATTGCGGTTTGAGCGTGCCTCGCCAAAATGGCAAAACTGAGATTATTGTAGCGCGGATCATCTACGGCATTATTTTTCGCAAAGCTAAGGGTTTATTTACTGCTCAGCAACAGAATACAGTTGATGTTGTTATTAAACGTGTGCAAGATTTTTTCTATGAAAATGAACATCAAGAAATATTCAATTTATTAACGCCAAGATTTCGTAAAAAACCAAGGAATTATAAGTTTATTGAATTTTTGAATGGCGCTGAGTACCATTTTTACACTAGAACACGTATGGGTGGTTTGGGATCCACTAACGATGATCTGATATGTGATGAGGCTGCAGAGATGCTTGATTCACATCAATCAGCGTTGGTGCCAACGACTGCATCGGCTAAGACAGGCAATCCTCAAATTATCTACGCCGGAACGCCACCAATGGCTGAAACTGTTGGCGAGGTGTTTGCCAGAAATAGACGGAACAAGCTAGAAGGCGCTGCCGGTGTTTGGACTGAATGGGGCGTTGAAAAGATTACTGACGTACATGACAAGGAAGCTTGGTTAGACACTAATCCTTCACTAAATATATTTTTGCTTGAAAAGGTGATACAGACTGAAGCCGACAGTATGACGATAGATGATTTTAATCGTATGCGGCTTGGTTGGTGGGATGGTATTGATAATAAGCGAGCAATTAAACAGTCAGACTGGGATGACCTTGCTACTGAGAAACCTGACTTTGATGACGGCTTTAAGCCTGTATATTCTGTAAAGTTCCCCCCAAATAGAAGCTCGTGGTCCCTAGTAGTTGCGCAGCCGTTAAAAGATGGTCGTGTGCATGTCGAGGTGGTGATGAGCCGCCCGATGAGCGAGGGATTTCATCGTTTATCAAAATGGCTGATCGATCGTTGGAGGCAAGCAGCAGTGATTATACTTGATGGAGCGACTGGAGCGCCGATACTGTTTGAGGAGCTTACAAAGGCTGGCATCCCTAAAAAGCGTATCATCCTGCCGACTATGAAAGAGGTGGTGGCAGCACATCAGTTTATGAGAGATGCTATTGACAGAGCCGAATTATCTCACTACGACCAACCGCTATTGAATCAGACGGTCCGTATAACAAAAGAGCGGTCATTTGGTCGATATGGTGGCTTCGGCTGGGAGAGTATGACTGATAAATTATCAACCGCCCCGCTCGACGCTGCGACGTTTGCTTTTTGGGGGCAAAAAGTATTTCCGAAAAAACAGGTTACTGCTAAGGATAAAAAGATGAGAGCTGATCGTTGGCAGCAAGTGCTTGGCAATCTCGGTCAGTCCTAGAGTTTTCCACAGGTTTAACAAAAAATCTCTGACTTTTTTCATAAAAACCCTTGCATTTAGCTAAGTAGTTAGCTATAATAAAGATAGTTAAGAAATACTTAACTGGCGACTAAACGAAAGGAAGAAAAATGACTTACGAAGAATTCAAAAATCAAATGACTGGCAAGGCTGAAGCTGAAATTCTAGACTTTGTAAACGTAAACTCTGACTTATTCGAACTAAAGCAAGTTTATTACGGCACTTACGAACAGCTAACTACAGACGGCGTAGCTATCACTAAAATCGGTAGCGCTAACAATCATCAAGCACCAGCTCGCTTGATTGGTGAAGCTCGATTCATCACAAAAGAAAACATCGAAGCTCGCAAAGCTACAGAAAACATCAAGGCTGAAGATTTTATCGGCAAGAAAATCTGGGGCAACGAAATTGTAAACGCTGAATTAAAAGACGAAGCTATCGTTATCACTCTAAAAAACGGCAAAACTTACGGATTCAAAAACTTCGCTAAATTGGTTAGTCTAGCTGCTTAATTTTTATAAAAAAGTCCATAAAATGTATGTAAAACGCTTGCATTGTGTAAGCAACTTTGCTATAATTAAGACAGTCAAGCGAGGCACATTAACAATTAGAGGATATAACAATGAAACTAATCACAATAAAAGCTTTTATCGGAAGCAATAACAAGACTAAAAAGCTTGAGGTCGACAAGATAATATCAACTGTAAGTATTAACCACGAAGCTTTCACTCTCGACTATCCAGTCATCGGATGCTGGAGGGGCGAGGTAGAAGAAACAGCAGTACTCTATCTATCAGACGAACGTCAAAAGGTGATGAATACGCTCAATAAACTAAAAGAGGTGTTGGATCAAGAAGCAATCGCCTACCAGATAGAGAATAAGCTAAACTTAATATAAAACTAACGCCTCGCTTGGCGCTAAGGTCCTCTAAAAAGAAAGGAAAGACTATGCCAATAGTAAATCGAATCGTAAAAAAGAATGGCAAGATTATCAAATCTAAGGTTGAGATACCTGCACCAGTTTACAACGTCAGAATTAAACAGCAAGTGTATGAACGACTTGTAATGCTTGCCGCTGAAAACGGTCGTAGTGTAACTGGTGAGATAAACTACCGGCTTGAGCAATCGCTTAAAAAGTAGTATTATAGCTGGGCGATTGTTGTGATTAGCAGTCGTTGTTATATAGCGCTCTGTTTGTCAGAGCGCTTTTCCTTTTGCTAAAACAAGCCCCACCCTACCAAGCTCTTGAATTTGGCGTAGGGTTGATATCATCTGGCAAATCATCCCCCGGCATCTTTGCCCCCTTACGCCTGTTGCATATCCTGTGAGTAAGCTGTAGGTTATCTATGTCATAAGGCGAACCACCACGAGAAACTGGTATGATCTCGTCTAGCTCTGGTGACATCGGGCTACCTGCTGGCAAAGTCTTATCGACCTCACGTCCGCAGATGCCACAAGTATCTTGCATAGCATAAACTCTTTTGCGCAAATCCTCTCGCAGTTTTGGGAACTGTCGTCGTGGATCTTTAGCTGTTGCATACTTCCTACGCTGTGCCATAAACTTATTATAAAATAGTATGATACTTTTGTAAAAATATTGACATAATATAATTTTATGGTGGCGGGGAGGGTGTATATCCCGGTCCCAGAGGCGCCAAGCGCGGTGAGTGGGGCTATTTTCACGCGAGAAAAAAAACGAGTTTTTCTGGCGGGTGCGCGGGTGATTGATTTAAGGGGTAGATGATGGTATAATATTGGTATTATGACGGAGGGACAGCGTGACTATTTGGCTGATCTGGCACTACGCAAAGGTGTGGTGTTGGAGGACACTGACAACAAGTCGGTTGCTTGGGCGAGTAAGAAAATTGACGAGCTAAAGGCGATGGATGACGCTGAGTTTTTAGAACCGACACCAGAGTTTTCAAAAAAGATTACAGCTACCGTAGATAATATCATCAAGGGGATACGAGCGTGGACTTTTCAGAAATAACGCTGGATACGTCTGGTGGTATAGACAAGGTCGTTGCGACGATTTTACGCGAGGGTATTTCGCCAGATGAAAAAATAGAGTTGGTAGCGGATGTACTGAAGCGGACTGGTCGCGAACTACAGGGCAAGCTGTATTCGCTATCAAGCGAGGTGTTTGGCTCGGCGGCAATGCTGAGCAGTGGATATGATGTGGAGATGGCTGATCAAGCGGAACGGCTGGCGGTGAAGATCGTACGTAACAGCGCGCTGAATCGGCAGACCGCCGCGATGCTACTAAAAGAGTACTGTGATGTGGTGTTGGCGACGGCGCAGCACGAAGCTTTTACGAATGCAAAGTCTATGCAAAAACACCCGACATTGACACGGCGCGCTAACGTCGGTAAGCCAGACTGCGCATGGTGCCAGAAAAAAGCTGGAGTATATGTTAATCCGACGAGCGATGACTTCAAGCGGCACCATAAGTGTGACTGTGTGTTTGAAGTGAGTGGTTATAATTCGCGTAATGGCGTGCTAAAGAATTTTAAGAAAGGATAACTATGATCGGCATAGATATTGAATTTAAGAATAGACCTAATGAAGACGGAACGCTGTCGAGCTTTACGATCAAGGATTGTTTGGTGTCGCAGACGAGTACGCCGACCGCAGCCAAGCCTGAGGTGATGGTGCATATTCCGAAGACGAGTAGCGAGACTGTCGATGGAGCGTGGTTTGATTACAAAGGACACTCATATCACGTCGTTGGTACGACTGTACCGTTGATTAAAGAAAATACGCCGTCTAGGTGGGACAGATATTGCATCGCGCAGCGAATATATTAAGACATCCTGTTGTGGACATGTGTATAAAATGGTATAATATAGTAAATAACCAAAGGAGGGTATTATAATGATTATTCGTAACAAAGAATCTGGCGAAACAATTGAAGTGATGGATGACACCATTATTGCTGAATCTGCTTGGGAAGTAGTGAATCCAGAGGGAGAGTCCGTAGAGGCTTCCGATGATAAAGACTCCGAAATTGAATCTGATACTGAATCTGATACTGAAGTCGAAACTGAAGATGCTGGCAAAAGCAAGAAAAAGTGATATAATATAATCATTACAACGCCACGCTTGCGGCAAATGCGGATAAATAAACTATTTATTCGCATTTTTTATGGCAGAACTCAAAGATTTTACCACTAAAGAAAAATTAGCCGAAATATGGCGAGCCTTGGACATTGACGAGGAAAGGCGGGCTGAGGCGCTTATTCATGCAGCATCTGCTCAGTTGCGGCTGATTGCTAAAAACAACAATATTGATCTGGATGAAATCATCGAAAAAGACACTAACGAAGTATTTGCTGATTCGGTAGGATTTGTAGTGTTGTCAGCCGTGAAGCGTGCCATGCTGACGCCTGCGGATGCGCCACCAGCTACTCAATGGTCACAGTCAGCAAGCCCATATTCAGAAAGCATGACATTTACTAATCCTGCTAGCGACTTATATTTTAAGAAAAGCGAATTACAGATGCTGGGTTTGAGTAAGATATCTGGTAAGTCGCAGATTGGTGTATTGAGAGGAGTTAGGGGATGATACTGGATAACTGGAAATGGGTTTATTCACAGCTTAATAAATCGATTGGTAAATATCCGTTCTATGATGGTACGTTTAGCTACAGCGACTATGAGACGAGTAAAATTGCACGATCAATCGCTAGGCAACATGTCGGCTGGGGTAGACGCGCTGTTGAGATGCGCGCAAACAAAACGCGGTTTGATAGGTTTGAAAATGACACTATCGGACTGAATGAGATCCTGGATGAATATAAGGTCCGCGAGGCGTTTGATAATCTTAAAGAGGATATTCTGGTATGTGGTATCGGCTTTTTGGCTCTGGCGGGCGACAAGGTGATGCCGTTTACTGCTCTGGAGGCGACAGGCGTGTATGATTGGTATACGCAAAATCTGAAGTCTGGCGTGGCGGTGTTCCGCCGCAGTAGCACACCGAGCGTTATTGATGGTCCTGATAGCTACATGCAGTTCTTTAGTGACAAAACGATAGTGTGTGAGAACGAGACTCTGAACGAATATGATAATCGCACTGGACGACCGCTGATGACCATGTTGACACACAAGGCGACGACACGCCAGCCGTTTGGTAGGACGGTGCTGGTTCGGTCGTCTCGCGATGCATTGATTGACGCTAGCCGTACAGTTCGACAGGCTATTATTGCGGCGTACCACTACAACACCAAAGTCGATATTCTACTGGGTGTCGATAACGAGACAGACGTTGACGTTATTAAGTCTCAGACAGGCGATATCCTAAAAATTACGTCGAACGAGAACGGTCAGATACCACAAGTGGCGCAGTTTGCACAGCACGCTATGGCACCATTTAACGATTCGCTTTTGATGTCGGCGCGGAATTTTTGTGCTGATACGAAGCTGTCGCTGAATAATTTGGGGCTGTCAAGCAACGCGCCGCAGTCGCCTGAATCGTTGGAGATTGTCGGCGATGACCTGCGCGAAGCGATCATCGAGTGGCAGAAAGAAATCGGTAATCAGCTGAAGCACTTCGCAATGACGTTATGGATGCACAAGAATAACGTGACGAAAATAGACGATAATTTACGGCAGAAGCTTGACGCTATTTTACCGGTATGGTTGCCAATTTATCGGTCCGATATCAGCAAATTTGGCGACGGTCTAAATAAGGTCGCGCAGGTGGCGCCAGGTATCGTGATGCAACGGTCCGTGTGGCGTAATGCAGGATTATCGAGTAGTGAAATTGATCAAGTTATCACGAGCATCGTTGATAATTTACAGAACGATTCAAAAACTAAATAAATACTATAATTATGGCTTGTGATTTTGTAAAGTATGTATTATAATATGGATACGTATACTTTTGACGGAGGGAATAAAAGGGTGACATATTACACCAAAAACGACGCAGGCGAATTTACAGAAGTCAACACAGACGATATGTTCAAAGAACGCCACGAGCGCTGGGTCAAGAACGAATCGGCAAAGATTCGCGAAGACGTAGAAAAATCAGTGCGTGACGAACTTACGAACACTATCACTGAGCGGGCTGAAAAAGACGCTAAGGAAAAATATCAACCTCAGATTGACGATTTGACGTCGAAGAACAAAGATTTAGAGACGACAATTCTACAGAAGACCATTGCCGCTGAGTATGGCTTCAAGCCTGGCACTGAGAAATATCTTGGTACTGGCACAGAGGAAGATATGCGCAAAGAAGCTGACAACCTGAAAGAGAAGTTTGGCGGCGGAGCAACCGCACCGAACCGACAGCAACCAGGTAAAGCTAGCGCGATTCAGACGCGTACGGGTGTAAAGGTTACGATCTAATTAACCTAACTATTATCCAAGGAGGGTAATATTATGGCAGTAACTGATCTGCACACACTTGATATTGCTGAGCCGCTTGATAAGATGTTCTCAACTGGCGGCACTTTCTCGGGAGCTGTATTGTCTTTAGTTCCTGAAACACCGACTATTAATATTGGCGAAAACAAGCCGTTTGTGATGGAAGGTCGCGCTCGCGGTGCGCTTGTCCATGAAGGCGGCGCAAAGCCCGACAACGGACGCAAGGTAGTATCTAAGCCGTTCACGACAGCGAAGCTGGTCTATTCGCAGCGCGTCACTGAAGAGTTTATGCGTTGGACAGAAGCAAAACAGGCTGACTTTATTAGCCGTTTAGTTGACAACTGGCTGACGAAGTCTCTGGGGCTAGACCTGGATACTATTGTGCTACATGGTATGAATCCGTCTACTGGCAAAGTTGACACTGAGCTAACTACCTACATGACTAAAGCTGGCTCAAGCATTCTAGTTCCGACAACCGGTACTACTGCAGCAACTCTTGATACAGACTTTGCTACGGCTGTAACAGAGCTGGCGGAGCAGAACATCAACGGTGTGGCTATTTCAAGTGATGCATCCAAGCTACTCTCGACAGTTATCGAGGGCAACCAGAAGAAATATCCAGAGTTGGGTGTGTTCGGCTTGAGTGGTAATATGTTGGCTGGAAAACCTGCTGCAACATCACCAGAAGTTGCGCGTGACAAGAAAACTAAGCTGGTGCTTGGTGACTGGAGCCAATTGCTTCTCGGCTTCGCTGGAGTAGCTGAATGGCGAGTTCACACTGCTGGTGACTTTGACAATACAGGCAAAGACTTGGCTGGACACAACCAAATTGGTATCCGCATGGAGTTGCCGTTTGGCTTCCAGATTTTGGACACTAAGGCGTTTGCTGTTGTAAAGGCGGCGTAACATGGGCAACGACAAGAGCAATATTGCGATCGGTCTGCCTAACCCGAAAGGCGCTCTATATTGGGCGCCTCTGGGTACAGCACTACCAACTGACGCCACCACACCACTCGCAAGCGAATTTGTGAATCTGGGTTATGTGACTGAAGATGGTCTGACCTCAACGACGGCAGAAGAGGGAGATGACATTAAAGCTTGGGGTCCTGAAACTGTCGCTCGCAACCAGACAAGCTACGGACGTAACTTTACATTTAATTTGCTAGAGTCATCGCGCGTATCAGTCTTGCAGTTCCGTTATGGTAAGGGCAATGTCAAGATTGAAACTGATGGTGCAATCACCATTGATGACACTGGTGAAATCTTACCTCACGGTGTGTTTGTCTGCGAGACTATCGAGACTAACAGTGGTGGGGTCCGACGTCACCGCCAAATTCTAGGCGACGCACAGTTTACTGATCGTTCTGGTGACATGACGTTCAACAACTCAGATGCTATCACTGTACCGGTATCTCTGACTGCGTATAAGTTTGCAGATGCCGCTGGCAAATTGGTGTATGTAAAGGAGTACTACTCTAAGAAATCCTAGAGGCTGGGAAGAGTACACGCAGAAAAACGACTTGCAAAATAGTCGTTTTTTTGTTATAATATATATCACGTAATTCTTATGGAGGGATAATATGGCGAGTGAGCCAAAAAAGACAATTGAACTTTGGGATGGATACACGGTTGATGTCAATATGCAGCTAATGGACGATTTCGATTTCATTAGTGACTTATCTGAAGCGCACCGAACTGGCAATATCTCTGAACTAGTGACTATGTACATGGCGTTGATTGGCGGTGATAAGGTTTATGATGACATTCGTGCTTATATCGAGAAAGAGTATGGTTACTTCTCGCAGAAAGCGCTACTAGAGATTACTGCGAAGGTGGACGAATGCTTCCCAAAAGCTGGCAATCGAGCGCAGCGGCGTTCGTGGAAGAATTTAGTCTAGTTGAAGCTGATTTCCAACAGTATTACCATCTGAACTTATTAGAAGCTTGCCCGAACACCGACGGACGTCGAAGCGGTTTCTTACGCTATGCTAGGCTATTTGAGAATTTGCCAGTAGAAAGCAGGATTTTCCGCAAGCTAGTGCCAGCAGCGAGTTGGACATGGCACGACGAAACGTTGAGCCAAATACTACAAGAGCTGAATATACTCACAACACTGACTTATAATATGAATAAACGCAAAACCGCTAAGCCTGCTAAAGCTATGAAGAAGTTTGAGCCAGAGTATGTTGCTGAAATGCGCAAACAGCTTGATAAAGATCGTAAGAAACAGCAAGCGGAAGAACGGGATGACTTAAAAGATTTATGGCAACATCTGAACCCGAACGCGCAATATCAGGACTAGCTGATCAGTTTATCAAGAGCCTTAGCAATTTCAGCGTCGGTGAAGTTGATCGTTGATTTTTTCTTAATAAACAAGCGCAAACTGCGAACGACATCAGGTGACTTGATGGCTTTTCTCATATTGTCTTCAGTCAATGCATCAAATCGCTTCCAGTACTTGTCCAAGTCGCCTTTTAATACAGATTTCTTAGTAAGGTTGACCAGGTGCTTAGCGGCAGTGCGGATTGTTGACAGATTTGTCAGGTCATATGCGAAGATACGCTGCGAGCGAATCGGCTTCTCAAAAATGACGCGGTGCAACTCAATACAGCGACCATTTGTCAGAATGACCCAGTCAACACCTTCGTTTGAGGCATAGTCAACCGCTTGTTTTAAGTGCCGTTCATTTAGATCGATAGAAGTTGCTTTGGCTTCAACAATAAAATGAATCTTCTTATTTAATTGTACGACATAATCAACGTAGGTACCGCGTATCATATGCTCAGTCTTTATTTCGTCAATCAGCGTGTATCCAAGCACAGCGCTGAGTAAACTATTGACCATCAACCGCGCTGTCGATTCATCAGCGTTGAGGTTTTCCTTTTTTGTTAAATATTTTTTACGATATTCGCGTAATGCTTTTTCACAAGCTTTCTCTTGAAACTCTGTAGACATAATATCCTCTTTTATCTTAAAACTTGCATTTATTGTAACAATAGTATACTCAAAATGCAAAATAATATACTATGTGATATTATGTAGATATGTCAAATGTAGATTTTATTCTTGATAAATCTGGCGGCGCGGACATACTTCGCAACAATCCAGGCATAGCGCAGATCCAGATGCAGAACATGAATCGTATTATGGATACAGTGAGAGCGCAATTTGTAGTGGAGTTTGGTTTTGAGGGCAACTTTGAGCTTATGACAGAGCCGACGGCATTTCGTCAACGAGTGATGATTAAGGCTGCCGACAAGCGGACTGCTGGCGCGTTGAAAACTAAGCCAGGTTGGCTGGGGTCTTTTGTCAAAAACCTTAGCATATGATATAATATAATCATTACAACGCCACGCTTGCGGCAAATGCGGATAAATAAACTATTTATTCGCATTTTTTATGGCAACTTCAATCGGTACAGCATGGATTCAGATAAAGCCCTCTCTCAAAGGGGTTTCTAACGACGTCAAGAAAGCACTTGGTGACGCTGGTGATGGTGTCAGTAATAACTTTGGCTCTAAATTTAAGAGCAGTTTTTTAGCATCATCTAAAGCGGCTTTTGGTGAGGCGTTTTCAGAGTTTGGCAAACGGTCTGATGAAGCGTTCTCTAAATTTAAGTCACTAGCAGCTGGCGCGATGGTTGGACTGGGCGGTATTGCTACATATGCTGTTAAGCAGTTCGCTGAGTATGAGCAGCTTGTTGGTGGCGTGGAAACGCTTTTCAAAAAGAATTCGGGCGAGGTGGTTCAATACGCTAAGAATGCATACAAAACAGCTCAGTTATCAGCTAATCAGTATATGGATACTGTTACGAGTTTTTCTGCGTCGCTATTACAGGGATTAAAGGGTGACACCGCTAAAGCCACGAAGATAGCAGACATGGCTATCACCGACATGGCTGACAATGCAAATAAAATGGGTACGTCGATGGAATCAATTCAGTACGCATATCAGGGATTTGCAAAGAACAACTATACCATGCTCGACAACTTGAAGCTTGGCTACGGCGGTACTGCAAGTGAGATGGCGCGCCTTATCAACGATAGTGGTGTGATGGGTAAGACGTTTAAGGCGACAGCTAAAAACGTCAGCAGTATTCCGTTTGATAAGGTTATCGAGGCTATACATAATATTCAAACTAAGCTTGATATTACTGGCACTTCAGCTAAGGAAGCGTCATCAACGATTAGCGGTAGTTTTAATGCTGCTAAAGCTGCTTTTGATAATATGCTGACGTCACTGGCTGATCCAAATGGTAATTTTGAAGAGTCGTTTAATATATTCCTAGCCAGCGCAAAGCAATTCTTACAGAATTTGGCACCAGTCATAAAAAGTATGCTGAAGACTGTTTTTGAGGAGATTAAAAAGCAATCGCCAGAATTGGCTCAGGGATTAAAAGACGCTGTGGATACAATTCGCAAGCTATTTGACTTTGCTAAAAACAACCCAGAGTTAATCGCCAATATTGTAAAGCTAGCTGTTGGATTCAAGGCTTTGCAGATAGCTACGGGCGGTGCGCGCTCGGCGCTTGATACACTAAAGCCGTGGTCAAAACTAGGTAAGGGTATTTTTACTGGCGTTATTGGTGGTGCTCAGACGCTGATAGGTAAATTCAAAGATCTGAAGGCTGCTAAAGGTTCCGTTGATGCTGTGACGAAAACAATGGAGGGCGCTGGCAGTGCAGTCGGCACATCTGCTGACACGGTAGCTGGTGGCGTAGATAAGCTATCGTCTGCGGTAAAAAAATCGCCTAAGGAGTTTACCTTTGGCAAGAGTATGGCTAATTTCTTTAAGGAAATGGGGACTTTGGCTGGTGGAGCTGTGCAGGGTGCTTGGAAGCCAGTAACAGAATTCTTCAAGGGTGCAGGCGAGACTGTTGCCGGATTCTTTAAGGCGTTGGCGTCGCCGGATGTACTGGTGGGTGTGCTGTCATTCACTGCAGCCGCTGCCGGTGTGGCAGCCGCAATCCTGCTAATCGGCGGTGCGCTTGGTATCGTTTCGCCAGGGCTGAGAGATTTTCTGAATATGGTAGTAATCCCGCTGGCAGCCTTTTTGGTAGGCACGTTTTTGGTCGTGCTGGCTGCGGTTACTACCACTATAATCAGACTAACTAATGAAGCTGTCATACCGCTTACAAACGCAGTAGCTGGCGGTCTTACAAGTGTGTTCAACTCAATCGGCGGCGTAATTGAGAGCGCTGGTAATGCTATATCACGGGTGGTGGATTCCATATCGAATGGAATATCTAGAATAATCAACTCTATCGCTAACTTGATCAGTTCTGTTGGAGGGCAAGACTGGTACGGTACTGGCTACGGAATCACACGCAACTTTACCGCTGGCTTGTTAGATGGCATGATTGACTTGCTGCAGGATTCGCTGAATAAAGTGATTAACAATATCATTAATATTCCTGGTATCGGTAATGCTCTAAAAGCAGTTGGCGTAAAGGCTAACCCAGTCAATCTGTCTGGATTTAAGCTGGGTAAGCGTGCACAGGGTGGGGCGGTGTTCGGTCCTGGTGGTCCAACTAGCGATTCAATTCCAATGCTACTCTCAAACGGCGAGTATGTCATTAAGGCGTCATCTGCGCGCAAGATTGGCTACGACAAGCTGAATGACATAAACACGACTGGCAGCGCTGGCAATACGCTATATCAGACTATTAACATCAACGGCTATAATCGTGATCCAAAAGAGCTTGCTGACGAAATTAGTAAAATAATCGCCTTGCAAAAAGGGAGGGTGATGGGATGATAACTTTACGTGGTAAATTTAGCTTGGTGGCAGTAGTAAGAGATGATGGCGAGCGTCTTGATCTTACTGGTTCTGAAGTAAGACTGAGCGCTGACAATAGCTTACTGCAACGACCAGATCTCGACACTTCAGACATAGACTACACTGATACTGATGGCGGCGAAATGATTCGTCAGCGACTGTCTACTTACACTCAAACAATCAACGGACTTATCCTGCCTAAAGAGAGTAGCTTCTGGAAACTGTACAGTATGATTAGTAGCTTTTTTGCCGCCAATCATACATTTACCTTGGTGTATGGAAAACGAGACGGTCAGCTATTTGCTATTAAAGGGGCTTGGCGGAGTAGCAGCTTAGATTTGCCTGTGCCAGCAGATGAAGGCAATACGACATTTTCAACCGAATTCAAAGTAGGCAACTCAGTCTTGTTCGAATATTCTGAAGATAGTAGCGGTCATGAAGTGTATTCAAATAACGTAAAGCTGGGACGTGTCTCAGCCGCAACTGGCGGTGAGGTATGGGACAGCAAGGGGCAAGTTTATGATGCAGTTGGCGAAGTCTGGGCTGGTGCAAGCGGTGGGCTAAGCAGTGTATTTGTTTCTTCGACTGTTAAGGTTTATCCTGTCTGGGTCCTGCGAGGTCCTGCTGTCAATCCATCAATTCAGAATAATACGACAGACACGTCGGCAACTTATCATGGCAGCATATCATCAACTCAGACGCTTGTTGTTGATTTTTCGACCGGTGAGGCGCGACTAAACGGTGCTATCGTTTCGAGGAATGTCATTGGTCAGCTATTAATCGCTCCGGGAAATAATTTAATTGGATTTGATGTGGAAAGTGGTGAAGCCACGACATCAGAGCTGGAGTGGAATAATGTCATTGGCTAATTCAGATAAAAAACACAAGCTACTTCTATATGTTGGCGATACGCTAATTGGCGACTTCAATAAGTTTGCTCAAAATCGAGCACTGAGCGAATCGTTGAAAAGTGAGTCAGATTCAGCAACAGCTGATCAGTTTACTTTTAGCATTAGCTGGTCCAAGTTTAAGAGACACGCCAAAATACGGCTAGATGACAACCCAGAATCTTTACTGCGTGTCGGTAAAACTCACATGGTATTTTTAGTTGACGGGCTACCTCGATTTTCTGGTTTTTTGGCGACTAGACCAGCGCGCAGCGGCTATGGGTCTGATCAGCAGTTAGACTTAAAGTTTTTTGAACATTTTGCAAGGTTAAGCGGCGATTTGGTGTGTGACAAGAATAACACGAAGTCACCTCACCGTGTCTTTTCAAATACACCTGGGCATATCTTTGTTCAAAGCTTGATTAGCGAGTTTATCACCAGAGCGAAAAATGCCGGCGAGAATATCAGGTGGAAATTTGGCATTGTGAATGAGCTTAGGTTGAAAACCGTTGAATATAATGATTTTCAGACGGTTAGTAAGGCGCTGTGCGATGCGATGAATAATGAAACGGGGACTGGAAAATTTGACGTAGTTTTTCGTGTCAACCCAGACAATCATAACGAGCAGATTATTGATATTCTTAAGCCTCGCGGTCGCCGTAAAAACATCATCATAAAATATCCGAGCGATGGAGTCTATAAGCTATGGGCGAGTGGTTATGCGGTCGAAGAGTCTGCTGATTATGCTAGTGATGTGCTGGTGGCTGGTAATGGACAGGTTGGTAATCCTGAAGCGGGTGAGGACACTGCTGAGCTTGCCAGTGCTAGCAATCACGCGGCTGTTCAAGACAACTGCTATTGGCGAGTTTATGAAACGCAATCAAACCTCAAATCTCAAGCGGCAGTTGCAGAGTATGCTCAAAAATCCTTAGCACAGCGCAGTTTTGATTCGTTAGTTCCGCAGATAAAGTTGGTAGGGCGACCTATCGTCTGGGGTGATTCAGCTAACGAAAACAATGGGTTAGCACTCGGCGATGAGTTTAGATTTCAGGAAGAAAACGACGATGGCAGCGACTTCAGCGGTTGGATGCGGATAATTGCGATGGAGACGAGTTGGGATAATCAAGGCGTTGCCACTGTGACGCCACGCCTGAAAAGGGTTGAGTAATGTTCAATGATAATATTACGCGCCGCCTGATGGCAATCGAAAGTGAGCAGAGAGCTCAGAAAGTTGCTGCACCATTAAATTATGGACAGCTAACTCAGGGTAGTTTACCGACCGCTGTTTGGAGCGGTTTTATTAGCCAATACCTGGCGCCGGACAAAACAGCCGTGGCGGAGTGGGAAATCATTTTTCGTCGAACTGACGGAGTCAAAAAACCGCCTCTGGTGCAGCTGTCATACGATCATGATCAAAATCCTCATACATATCCAGGTGTGACAGGTAGAGATCCAAACGCCGATGAAGAATATGGTTGGTGGTTACAGGTTAAAGAGATTGGTGAAGATTATGTTAAATTCGCGATAAGTATAGATGCATCTGCGTGGTGGATTCCAGACCACGATGGCGCCCACTGTGATTTAACCGTGCAGGCGATATCGCCTGTCGCTGGGACTTTGTCGATGAGGAGAGTTCAATGAATCTTGAAAAGTGGTTAGATAAGCTGGAGTGCGAATCGAAGGCTCTTAAGCAAGGCTTTTATCAAGCAGCGACTAAAATTCCACTGTACTCTCGCAGTGCAAAAATAACGACTATACCAAATACGCTATCCGGTTATTGGAGCGTTCCTTCTAATGGCACCGAAAGGGTTTTAGTGACATTGACTACCAAAAAAAGAATTCCTACAATCGCTCAGTTGGAGCTGAAGGCTAGTTCAGGCTCGGTTTCTCGTGTAAGACGCACAAATTATGCTCATGGTGCTCAGTGGGTGATTTATCGATATGGGCTTGATCCGTGGCAGCCGACTACTTATGATGTCGTTGTTCATTCGATGCTTGATGGTGATTTGACATTGAGAAATATAGGAGCATAAGTGGTATGAATGTAGAATCAAGGATTAGAGCACTTGAAAATGAAAATAATGCCAGGAAAGTTATATATCCGGTCGCGGCTTCGTTGGTCGACTTTATTCTGCAGGTTTCACCGGTATTTCATGTTCGCGGCGGTGGGAATAGTATAATTGACGTGGTGATTAAATTTATTCCAGATATTAAGCCAAAAGACGGTCCTCTGTTTGTAGATTTATTTCCGCAGGTGTCAGCTAACGCTGATTTTTCAACACAATTTCCCAAAATGACTTTTTATCAGCTACCTCAAGCCGATGGCGAAGCGGCAGTGATGCTTGGAATTGTTGCGCCAGCTATGGAGGTCGATTTCTATATTCGCGTCATTGCTACAGGCTCAACGCGAGGGAAATTTACTAAAGTATAAAATAATGATATAATAACCACAGATAAATAATCACGTCACGCTTACGGTAAACTGCGGTAATTCAATTAAGAGGAGAATTATGGCTTTTACTAATCCAGGAAAAATTGTTAGACTACGTTCTCGTCCGAACGGTCGGGGTAGTGCGTATGAAGCGAACATGTGGGCACAGCAGCACTCTGACGGGCTGTTTTCGGGACGAGGAGTCGTTAGAAATACTGTAGCTGACATGAATGTGCTGGTGGGAGGAACAACCGATAATCCAGATGTCGTGCTAGGAAGATTACCGAGTGGCTTTTTGATTGCACTTGATATCGTCGGACAGCAGGTTATTAGAATTACCGCACCAAGCTCTAACAAACGCATTGCAAGTGTAGTAGCTTATTCCGACAATATCGCACTAAATTCTACAGATACTAATACTACAGGCTCACCGTCATTATGCGGTTTAATCGTTGTTTATGGTTCTACCTCTGCGACACCCGTGGCGCCAACTGAATCTCAGATTAGGCAGGCTGTGACGCAAGACGGCGCTACTGGATCGCAGGCTGTTATTGCGGTCATTGCTAATATCACAACCGAATCTTCCACAACTACAATTACAGATGAGATGATTGCTATTAATTATGGCAAGATCTCGTCGCACAGTATAGATTTGACGACCATGCCAG